AAGGGGCTGACAACGAGTCTGGTCTAGCTATGTGTCTTGGGTGAACAAATGAAGCAGTGTATTGATTTGCAATCAAATACGTGGCATCGTACCCTCCAAACACGGGATAATCCGCCGTAAGCTTTGCAGGACCTCCATATTCGTCACCACTTCCAACACCAGCGAAGAGTTTTGTGCTAGTCGTTCCAGACATGGCGAAGGTTCTGTACGTTGCTGGTCCTCTAAAACCGGCTGGGAGTAATCTTTCATCTGCGATGCCGATGTCAACGTTCTCATTTACAATCACGCGAATGTTAGAAGACTGGTTATTGAATCTTCCATATTCTCTATATCTCCCATCTGCGGCGTCCCATTCGACATACTTATCACCAATTTTTTTTCCAATGTAATTTTCCGATTGTGGGTTCAAATTACATTGGTTGTACTTTTCAATAAAACGGACTGCACTGTCGGAGTCCTTAGCGTCTCTAACCACGACTGAAAAAGAACCGTAGGGATCGTCGTCTGTAGTGGATACGCGGATATCTTCAATTGAAATTTTGAATCTTCTTCCTTCATCAAATCCAGCATTGATAGTTTCAAAGTAGAACAAGTTTGGTGTTCTAGATGTTGACACCACAAACGATCCAGTATCATTGCTTAGATCTTGCGAAAATACATATGGCGTTCTTGCAGATCGTGCAGGTTTTTGGTGGTCAGATCTCTTGCTATTGCCGGTAGCGTCTTCAAGTGGAAGGATAATTCCAAGCAATTCTCCAGCAGGGTCAGTAGATTTATCAGAAAGGTCATGACCGGCTCTGGCGTCTGTGAGCCAGTTTTCAAAAGTTTGTCCAAGCCAATATCTTTCAGTGATACCAGAAGCACCCACAGAAGAGTTTGTCAAAGTTGGGTTTGTGTTGAAAACTTTTCTAACGAACTTGTCACTTGCTTCATTGAAATTAAATTCAGTTGTGTATTGAACCACACCGGAACTGTTCTTTACATCAGCTTTGAAGCCAAAATCAGTGCCGACGTTGTTTACAAGCGCACCAAAAGAGGAAGTTGTGGTACTACCATTAGGTTGCTCACCAGAGAGGGCGATATGCCCATTTTCAAAATACCACACAGCAGCTAAAGTTCCTGTTCCGTGGAGAGCTACAGAAGATGATGGAATGATGTATAGACCATATGCTCCACCATTCGAGGTATTGTTATCAGCATACGTGGCGTTGGCTGTTTTCCATCCAGCCTTACCTGCGGTTTCCGCATCCGGAGCTTCGGTTCCAAGGAGACGAACAACATTTATTGGTGTGCTATTTCTCAAATAAGCTTGAGCGGCATATGCTGCATATGTTGGGGCGGTATAGTTTCCGTTTCTCCAAACATCCTTTCCGACGCCTCCGGGCATTGCCTCACCAAAAATATTGATAAACTCTGAGTATGACTCGACTTTCACGGGGCGTAGCGCAGGTCCTCTCTCTAATCTACCGATAATGGTTGGTCCGATTTGGTCGGAAGTTTTATTACGTGCAGAGTTATCAATCTCGTTGATAAAAACTCCGGGGGATACAAACTTGAATTGCTTAACTGACATGTTGTTGTTCTCCTTATTATGATAAGTGTATTAGTTTACAATAATTTCTCTTATAATTAGTGTGCTAAAGTGCGAAAACTCCAGTATCGTTTATTTTTATTTTTCTAACTGTATGGATCTTCTTCTGGCAGGTTAGGATTCCATCCATCCGGGTACTTTCCGACGCCGGGATTGGTAGTCTTGTCTGTCTTATGACCCTCTGCGGCAAGAAGGTCGGCAGCAGATATATTTTGAGGAATATCACCAAATATTGACTCTTCTTTAGTAAAAGCGATGTCAACAATACTCTCCCTGAAAGAGACCTTGGGTCCTTCTTGGTTTTCTTCTGATCCCAAAATATACCCTAGTACATTGATATTGAATTGTGTTTCAATCGTTCTCTCATCGGTCCCCATTGAGGATAGGTTATTTTGTGGAGCAAAGTCTTCTTGTAAAAAAGCCTCATATCTGTGACCATCTTTTGAAATGCTGAAATAGTTTATTCCACCTCCCTTATTTAAGAAAGGCAATAATGCTTGATTCATTTGTTGGATATACTGGGTTCTTATTGTTACTTGATACGTTATGTACAAGTACACCGGCATGGGAGCATATGCAAATTGATACACTGTTTTTTCAGGAGGCGATGGGAAGTTTATTTGCCCTTTACTTCTTTTTATTCTTGCTCCTTCAAAATTTGAAGTTTTGTCTTGCTTTATTCGCTTTTGAAATACGATTGAATTGCCTTGTACTTCGGGAGGAACGTTTCCATAGACACTTCCTTTTTTTGTTAGGCTTTTTTGCATCGCTGTTCTTTCTAAAGTCAAGACAGGGAGAACAATTGTGCCATCCGAATCTCTATATTCTTTACTTTTCTTAGCTTGAAAAGCTCGTTCTGCTGACACCCATATAACTGGTAGTGCTTCAAACCCTTTGTTCCCGATCACATGCGTGTTCATATCACGTATGTGATCCAACATGGCTCCATCAATAGTCTCAATTGATGACATTTTTATTGGGATATCTTCATTAAATTCACTCATATCTTATTATGGGTATGAATTAGGGTTACCCACTATACCTCCTGCGTCAAAAATACTCCTTCTTGCCTTTATACACTCAGCAGAAATTTCTACTCTATGATCATTTTGCCCAAAAAGCTCTCTTGGCTCGTTTAAGACGGTAATTTCATAATAACTTTGACCATATAAAATAAAATCTCCTTCTCTAACAAACAAGTCTTGATCTTCAGTCAATCTTCTTTTGTGAAAATGTATATTTATACGTGGTCTCCGGTTTATTCCGAGATGTGTATTTTCAGTCTCGTAGCCTTGCCACTCTACAAGGGCGTAAACTCTGACCGGGGGTAAAAATGTCTTATTAATAGCCTCACCATATATCTCATGATAATTTGTGTGATCTAAACTTATCGGATAATACAGTATCTGCTGTCCAATAACTCTCTCAATGAGTTCATCATTGACTTGCTTAACAAGATCGCGCTCTTTTTTCCCCGTAAACAAAGGAGGAGGAGGTTGACTTGGTTGTGACCATTTGTTACTTGACATTTATTTACCCCACAAATACAGCAGCAGGTATCTGCTGCATAATTTTGTTTGAATTTTCTACCACCCCTGCGCTATCTTCAGAGAGTTGTTGGTATGTAAGTTGATTTAGAACTTCTTTTAGTTCCTCTCTTAGCTTTTCCTGTTCCTCCTTACCTTGACTGATCAAGTCAGTTCCATTTAGTTGTATATCATTACCCGGAATTGGAATTGATGCAAATTTTGATCTGATCAAACCTAACATTTCTTTAGCTAAAGCGAGTGCAAACCTTCTTATCCACTGCTTACCAATGCTGTTGATTTTTGCATATGGTATATTTTGAAACGGGAGTGTGTTCATATTGTTTACCCCATCTATTCCAGTTTTTATACTAGAATCTGCTTCAGTGTATGGGTCTGAATCCACTGTAAATTCCACCCAATATGTTTTTGGTGAAAAGTTCTCTCTAGGAATTGGAAATATTCTTAGTTTATTATTTTTCAGTTCATATGACCAGTGAGAAACTCTAGTATATAAGGCATCTTCATACGCCATAGCCTGTGATTTGTTTTGCCAAGTTGGTACGATTTGGAAAGTCGAATCATCTGCATATTGCCCATATGTTGATAAATTACCAACAACATTTAGACCTCCATAGTACCCATAAAATCTCCACATAGCAGCAGGTGTTTTATAATACACTTTTCTAATTGTTACTTTTTTATCAGTTACTTTACCATAATAGGGGTAGCTAGAAGATAACGCTGACGATCCGGATATAATTTGTTGTAAATCATAATCCTGCATTCCTCCTGTCATATTGAAAGATGCAGAATAAATTGGCACCGTTCCACCAATGCCAGTCTCTGTTGAGATACCGTCAGCTACTGTTTTAGCGTATGAAAAGTTGAATTTTGGATATTTCAATGCGATGTCCGATCCAGATAAGCTGCTGCCACTTGCAATTTGACCATCCTGATCAAAAGAGGCTGTGGTTGCTCCTAGAAGGTCTGACAATACATTTTTTGCTTGATGAGAGTTTACAATATATGAATACTCTAAGACTGCCTCTTCATACGCCGAGTACACTTGATGTTCAGTGATTTCTAAATCTAATACGTCTCCCCCCAATTTCTTAAAGGTATATGCAACTTGATCCACTGCTCCAGAAACAAAGGCAACAGAAGTGTAGATGCCAAATGGTAATGGGTTTGCTTCCGAATTTACATTCGAGTGAGTGCCAGTTATTGGTAAAGCAATGGCGCTTGTTGTGCTAGTGGGTGTTAATGTTGGGACAGACATGCATAGATTCCTCCATCTATAAATAGCTTGACGTTACAGTAATAGAAATAAAAAAACCCCGCCTCCGACCGAAATCAGAAGCAGGGTCTCGTTTTTGTTACAGTTTAGTTAGCTATCTTAGTTAATAAGATTGTGACAAACAACTAATCCGTACATATCAGGACGTACCATCTTCTTAGCATAGCGTGTCATGACACCCTTACGCGGCACGAAGTCTTCCGTACCAAAGATGGTAGGAGTGACTTGGAGCGGCACGTATGGAGCGTACACAAATCCACTTTCTAG